GTCGCTATCAAGCTGGAACACGACTTCGCGCGGGTCTGTCGCCGGGTCCAGAGTTGGGGCTTTGCGTTTGACCGACCCGCTGCCGAAGAGCTTTGGCAGACCTTGATCGACAAGAGCGACATGCTGATGCATGAGCTGGCTGACACGTTCGGTGGCTGGTACGCGCCGGTCGGCAAGCCGGTCGTGCCGAAGCGCACCATGCGCTACAAGGACAGGCCGCACGTCACTGAGGGCGTCGAGTATCAGAAGGTTGAGTTCGTCTTGTTCAACCCGGCGAGCCGCCTGCACATCGAGAAGGTGTTGCGCGACCGTGGCTGGGAGCCGGACGAGTTCACACCAACCGGTCAAGCCAAGGTAGACGAGGATCAGTTGCGCAAGGTTGCTGGTCGGTGGCCGGAAGCTGGCAAGCTGGCTGACTTGTTCATGCTGCAAAAGCGCAAGGCTCTTGTTGGTGCGTGGGTCAAGGCGTCACTTGGAGGTCGCATCCACGCGCAGATCATTCCCAACGCTGCCGTTACATCCCGCACGTCGAGCCGCAGCCCAAACATGCAACAGGTGCCGCGCGTCGGCTCAGCTTACGGGCTGGAAAGTCGCTCCCTGTTTACAGCTAGCCGCGACCGGGTGCTACTTGCTAGCGACCTTGACCGTGCGGAGCTGACCGTCTTGGCTCACTACCTTGACGACGGCGGTGCCTATGGTGAGCTGTTGCAAACCGCCGACATCCATCAGGTCAACGCCGACCGCATGGGCATCACGCGCAACCAGATGAAGGGCGTGCAGTTCGGCTTCATCTACGGCGCAGGTGACGGTAAGCTCGCTGAGATGACAGGACTACCCGGTGCGGAAGTCAGGCAGCGCCTTTACGCCGCTATCCCCGGCCTGTCAGACCTAATCGCCAAGGTGCAGAAAGACAGTGAGCAGGGCTACATTGTCAGCATTGACGGCAGGCGCATCCCCGTTGCCAAGAAGCACACCGCGCTCAACTATTTGATCCAGTCGGCTACGTCTAGCTGCGCAAAAGATTGGGCGGTCCGGTGCGCGCTAGCCATGCAAGACATGCCGTGCGACCTGTGCCTTTACGTCCATGACGAGTTGCAGTTCGACTGCGCGCCTGACGTTACGGAGATGGCTAGCACAATCGTGCGCAAATCCTTGCGAGAGAGTAACGAATACTTTAACTTGAGCGTCCCGCTGACCTGTGACCTACAGATCGGCGCGAACTGGTCGGAGAGTCACTGACATGAGCCTGTACAAAAACATCAACGCACGCAAGAAGGCTGGCACTAGCCGCCCGAAAAGTAAAAGCACCGTGAGCGCAAAGAGCTACGGTGACATGAAGGCCAAGCGCGGCGGGTTTGCCCCGAAGAAAAAGTAAATGCGCGCTGTCATAGACGCCGACGTCATTGTCTACCAAGCGTGCATTGCCGCAACGGTGACAGCCGAGCATGAGCTAGGTGGTGACGTCGTGCTGCAAGACTTCATGTCCGTTGCTCACGGCGAGGACACGTTCGATGCGATGGTGCAGAGCGTCAAGGATCAGGTCGAGACGGAAGACGTGCTGTTGGTTTTGTCGGCGGCTGAGAACTTTCGCAAGGAAGTCTACCCGCGCTACAAGCACAATCGCAAAGGCATTCGGCCAATCGGTTGGTCAAGCATGCGCGCTCACGCACAAGATGCTTACGGTGCGTTCTACAAGACGCCGCTTGAGGGTGACGACTTAGTTGGCATCTACGGGGGCGTTCCCGGCAACGTGATTGTGTCAATCGATAAAGACCTACGCACTGTCCCCGGCCTGCACCTAGACAACGCAACCGGCGAGCTTATCGAGATAGACGAGCAGGCCGCTGACCGTTGGTGGATGACACAGACGCTGACCGGCGACAGCGTTGACGGCTATCCCGGCTGTCCCGGCATCGGCAAGGTACGCGCTGAGCGGATGCTTGAGGAGTGCGAGCCAGTGCTGTCGGACATGTGGCCGGTGGTTGTGGCCGCATACACGAAGCAAGGACTGACGGAAGACGATGCGCTTGTGCAGGCACGTCTTGCGCGCATCTTGCGACCTAATGATTACGATGGAGAGAGCATTACGCTATGGCAACCGACTTGGTAAACGACCCGCCCCACTACACCCAAGGCATAGAGTGTTTCGATTACATAAGTAGTCACGATTTCTCGTATGCCGAAGGTGCAATAATCAAATACGTGACGCGCTACAAGCACAAGGGGTCAGCCCTACAGGACTTACTCAAAGCGGAGTGGTACTTGCGGCAACTAATTCTGGAACAGGAAGCAAGAGAGGGTTTTTTTAATGACATTTCGAAATGAGTTCGGGGCGACGATTTTTCAGCAGAAATACGCGCATCAGGGTGCGGAAACGTGGGAAGAGCTGGCCGGTGCGCTGGTCGAAAACGTGGTTCAACATCGTCTCCCTAAAGACACCAAAGAAGCGCTGACGCAGCTCATCATCGACCAGAAGTTTCTGCCCGGTGGCCGCTATCTTGCCAACGCTAACCGACCAGCCGACGCACGCTTCTTTAACAACTGCTTTTTGCTGAAGGCAGAGGAAGATACCAGAGAGGATTGGGGCGACCTATCTAAGCGAGTAGAGCTATGTTTAACATCGGGCGGGGGTATCGGCGTTGACTACTCTGTCTATCGAGAGAAGGGCGCGCCGCTTGGTCGGACAGGCGGCGTGGCTTCTGGTCCCGTGTCCAAGATGATAATGATTAACGACATCGGGCGCGCTATCAGGCAGGGTGGTGACAGACGCTCGGCAATCTACGGCAGCTTGAGCGCTGAACACCCCGACGCCGAGACGCTGCTGTACGTCAAGGATTGGGACAAGATTGAGATTGCTGGCACGGGCAAGTCACTGGCCGACGTCAAGGAGCTTGACTTCAACTTCCCGGCACCGCTCGACGGCACGAACATTTCGCTAAACTACGGTGACAAGTGGCTCGCCCACTACAACCGCACGGGCGACGTAGGCAGCATCTTCCGGCAGAACGTGCGGCAAGCCATGAAGTCTAGCGAACCGGGCTTCTCGTTTAACTTTGGCGCTAAGTCACTGGAAACATTGAGAAATGCCTGTTGCGAAATTACAAGTTCTGACGACAGTGACGTCTGTAACCTTGGCTCGCTCAACATGTCACGCTTTGACGACATCGAGGACTTCCGCGAGGCTGTTGAGCTAGCGACGGCGTTCCTTCTTTGCGGCACTATGAGCAGCGCAGTCCCTTACGACAAGGTGGAAAAGACGCGCGGCAAGAATAGACGTCTCGGCCTTGGTCTTATGGGTGTACACGAATGGCTGATTAGCCGTGGCGAACGTTACGAAATGACTGACGAGTTGCACGCTTGGATGCGCATCTACGAGGCGACCAGCGACGGCACAGCCAAGCAGCTCGCTAACCGCTTCAGCGTCAATGAGCCAGCAGGCAAGCGCGCTATCGCGCCGACAGGTTCTATTGGCATTCTGGCTGGCACAACCACGGGCATCGAGCCGCTGTTTAGCGTTGCTTACAAGCGCAGGTGGCTTGGCCCTGACGACACTTGGCAATATCAATACGTGGTCGATTCAGCCGCGCAGTCTGTCATTGACATGTACGGCGTGGAGCCTGAGCAGATCGAGTCTGCCTTGGACTTGGCGGCTGACCCCGAGCGCCGCGTGAAGTTCCAATACGAGATGCAGAAGTACGTCGATCACGCCATTAGCTCAACGATCAACCTGCCTGCGTGGGGTAGCGACTTGAACAATGATGACACGGTGGATGACTACGCGGCACTCATTGCCAAGTACGCACACGGCTTGCGCGGTTTGACCTTCTATGCAGACGGTAGCCGTGGCGGTCAGCCGTTGACCAGCGTGCCGTACAGTGAGGCCAGCAACCAGCAGGGCATCACGTTCATCGAGACCCATGACATGTGTGACATCAGCGGGGGCGGCACCTGTGGCAGTTGAGCAGCCCGTCATCAAGCCCGACCTACTGCAATACTTGGCGGACGTCTTTCCTGACCAAGTGCCAGCACCGGAGGCTAGCGAGCGTGAAATCTGGATGGCCGTAGGCGCAGTTCGCGTTTTGCGGCATCTTGCGCTATTATACGAGCAACAAAACGACAACCTAATGGACCGAAAGGTGAATTAAAATGTGTCTATTTGGCGGCGGAAGCGCCCCGGCCCCACGGCCTGCGCCTATGCCCATGCTCCCACCACAGCCACCTATCATCGTGCGTGCGCCTGAGCCGACCGCTGCCCCTGTCGAGGAAGCTGGCCCGAAGCAAAGCGCACCTGCGATGGCAGGCGGCAAGACCAACAAATCCCTAGCGCTCCGCGTAAGACGGCCAAGTAACGCGCAGGTGTCAGCTCCAATCAATACGGGTGCCAAGAAAGTTGGCCTTAATGTTAGTCGAAAGTGACTGCGCCTCGCGCTTTGAAGCCCTGAGTTCCCTACGAGAGACTTTCCTACAGCGCGCCCGAGAGTGCGCAAAACTGACACTACCCACGTTGATCCCAGAAAGCGGCCACAGCAGTGCAAGCCGCTTCTACACACCATATCAAGGCATCGGTAGCCGGGGCGTCAACAATCTAGCAGCACGTCTGCTCCTGTCACTGCTCCCACCTAACACCCCGTTCTTCCGGCTTACCTTGCAGGACCAAGAGGCTCAGCAGCTAGCAGAGGAGCAGCAGCTCTACGGCGCAGTCGAGGCTGAGCTGTCAGGCATTGAGCGTGCAGTGATGGGCGAGATTGAGCGCGAGGGCTTACGCGCCCCAGTGTTCGAGATGCTCAAGCACCTAATCATCGGCGGTAACGCCCTAATGTACTTGCCGCGCTCAGGCGGTGCCAAGGTCTACGGCATAGACAAGTACGTCTGCGTCCGAGACAGCGTTGGCAACTTGCTTGAGGTCATCATCAAAGAGCAAGTCAGTCCGGCAGTTCTCAGCCCTGACACCGCAGCGTTGATTGACGGGCAGAAAGACGACATCGAGCTGTTCACTAAGTTCTACATCGAGGACGGTAAGTGGTTGGTCTACCAAGACTTAGGTGGGCAGGTCGTACCCGGCTCCGAAGGTAGCTGGCCGCTCGACAAGCCTCCCATGATGGCCCTGCGCTGGAACCGTGTTGACGGTGAGGACTATGGGCGAGGGTTCGTTGAGGAATACCTTGGCGACCTGATTAGCCTTGAAGGTCTCAGCCAAGCAATCCTTGAGGCGAGCGCTGCCAGCAGCAAGGTTGTCTTCCTTGTAGCTC